GACAATACTATTATACCAAAGAAAAAACCTATAGATTGGGAGTCACCTAAGTAATGACAAAGCCAACTAAGTTTTTTAAATGGGTCGTTAAATTAAGAATGTGGTATGCAGATATTAGAGGCCACCACGGTAAACGTTGGAACTATGAGCCTGGTGATTATTATATGGGACGTAAGAAAAAATGAATTTATTAAGAGACTTAGAAAAAATAAAAAAACAAAGACAGCTAAAAGATTCTGCTGTAGCACAGTTAAGAAAAAGAAGTAAAGACTCTTTAGCTAGACCTAAAGCAATAAAAAATATAACAAGTAAAGATCCTAGATTACAGGGAATATAATGTCAAAAAAACCACTAAACATATCGGAATCGGCTGCTGTGCAAATGCCAATGAAGACGGTTGCCTCTTTAATTTTGCTTGTAGCGGCTGGCGTGTTCGCTTACACCGAGCTCACGGCTAGGTTAGTTTCACTAGAGACATCACGTGAGTTGTTTGAAAATGATTTATTAAAAAAATCCGAACAAGTGCCCGTAGACCAGGAGCAACATTTTTTACTCGAAGATTTGTATAAGTCTGTAGAAAAAATGGAAAAGACTCAAGAATTAAACATGACAAACAAAGTTAATATAGAATTTTTAAGTACACAATTAGAAAAAGCATTGGTTGATATTGAAGAACTAAAAGATAAGGTAAGGGAAAACGGAAAGGGGTATTAATGATTTTAGAAGTTGTAGCTTTACTTATGATAGTTAACGGAGAGATCAAGGAACACAGAATTCAGTTTGATCCTGAAACGCAGAAATTTTCAATGTCAATGTGTTTAAAGCATAAGAGGATAGCAACACGTGGAGAAACAGGAAAAAATATACAGCACCAGTGCATAAAATCTATGGCAGAAGTAGAAGAAAATATTGACGGAAGTTTATCTATAAAAAAATTAATATTAGAATGATTTGGTTAATAATAATGATAATAGGAGCAGGGTATGCGGTTTATCGTATTAATAAATTTGCTGATGATGTTAATCCATACAACTGGTTTAGCAGAAACCGCAACGACAAGTAATCTATTACCTAATGCTGGCACAGGCCAGACTAGTCAACAACACTCTAACAGCACAATAGATGGAATCAATAATTCTAACGGTTGGACTCTCAATAATGTTACTGATTATTCTTCTAGCTACAATGAATTAGAAGCTAATGGTACAGGTACAGTATCTGCTGATGGATCATTATTAAATATATCTGCTGGAGATCATACTACTACTGCAGATAGCTTAGATGGTGGTGTTACATTGTCATCTAAAACAGAAGTACAAAACTGTGAATGGACAGGGTCTGCACATAGATGTGGTCAAGTAACATCTGGCAGAGATAGTTATTCTACAACAGTAACTATATTAGATGAAAATGACACAGAGCTAGCAACTGTTACACAGAATAGAAATAATGATTCTGGTTATAACAATAATACTTTTACTTACACAGATACAGTTACACACACTGGTGAGGGTGCGAGAAAATGGGAGTGGCAGTGGCAAGGTATAGATGGTGATAGCCCAAACTCTACATCACCACTTGGACCAAACTTACTAGGTGCAGAATTAAAAGCTACATTACTAAACATATTATATTCACCATTACCACCTGCAATTAAAACTGAAATAGAAGATGTATTTGAAAATATAGGCAATGAGTTTGAGGAGATAGAACAGATAGTAGAAGAATTTTTATTTGAAGAAAAGATTGAAATAAAAGAAGAGATTGCTATGGAAGAGCCTGTAATGCTAGTTATGGAAATTAAAGAAGAAGAAAAGTTTGAAGAGACTCCTATATTTGAAGAGCCTGTAATGGTTATGCAAGAAGAAAAAGAAGAGGAAAAACCTGTAATGGAAATGGTGCAACTATTTACTGAAGAAAAAGAGGAAAAAGAAGACCTTGACAATTCTATGGAGGAAGGTATAATAGAAGTATCAGAGAAAGAATCTGAAGAAGAAGAAAAAAATGAACAACCAGAAGAAGTTAAAGAGAACGAATCCAATGGCGAAACTACTAAGACTGCCAATGCTTCGAAAAAAAATAATACTAAGCAAAAAAATATACAATCGAAAGAAAACAAAACAGTTAGCCACACAGATATCTTAACTAAAATTGATGAGAATATAAAAGATGTAGGTAAAAACTTACAACTTAAAAACCTTGTAACCCTAAAAGCTATGTCAGATACAGAAATATTATTAAGTGCATACAATGTACCATTTTATAAACCAAAAGATATATATGTAGATCAACTAAATATATCTGATGGTAGAGAAATATATAACAATATAAATTTAAACTCTTATATACAGCAAGATCCAATAGCAACTAAAATAAATAAAATTAACGAATTAAAAATTGAAAGGCAACAACTATTAATACAACTAGAGGTACTAAACAATGGATAAAATAAAAAATCAATTAGCAGGTGTAGCTGCTTTACTAGGAGTTATTGCCGCAATAGGTGGTGGCTTTGTAAAATATGGTGAGATTACTACAAAATTAGAAGCACTAGAATCAGCAGGTGGTACAGATTGGTCTGCACAAATAGCTGTGTTAGAAGAAAAGGTAGCTGCATTAGATACTGAGCACTCACACACACAAATTAAAATTAACGAAACAGAAATTAAACTATTAAAAAATTCTATAGCTGAGATAAAAGCAGCTAGTTCTAACCCACTAGCAAATTAATGTATTTAAATGCTAATATACCACCTATAGAGTGTTATGTCAGAGGTAATTATTTAAGAGATCAAAAAGATTCTCACGATAAATACTTTGAATGTGTAGTATTTGGATTTACATCTATACCTAAACAAGTACCATTGTTTCATTATATGATGACTGATGGTGGTATCTGGTGGAGAGCACCTATATCTGCATTTTGTAAAAAACCAGATGTAAAAGAATTACCATTAAATGAATTAATGTTATGGGATTCATTTAGTTATAATGTAAGTGTTACTAGATTTTATCAATTAGATGGTTGTAAAATGATATATACTTCTAGAAGAAAAAAACAAAGAGAAGGTAAATATTTATTTACAATTGACTGGTGTGCTGGTGACTACAATGAATTAGATTTTGGATATGCAGAAAAACCAGACCAACATAAGTGTGGTCATGTAATAGAATTAGATGATGGTAATTATGCAATACAACCTAATAATAGGTTAAGAATATTTGACCCATCAATGGCTGCAGATCCTAGCAAACCTCTTATACATAGACTTGTTAATACAAGAATATGGTCAGTAGAAGATACATCTAAATGGATTACTGATGAAAATCAAGAGGGTAGTTATGATTATGATTACAAGGAGTTAAAAGATGACTAAGAAAAAAAGTACAGTTAATAAAGCAGGTAACTATACTAAACCTGGTATGAGAAAAAGAATCTTTAACAGGATAAAAGCACAGGCATCACATGGCACAGGGGCTGGACAATGGTCAGCAAGAAAAGCCCAGGCTTTAGCTAAGGCTTACAAGAAAGCTGGAGGTGGGTATAAATAATGATTAATTTTATTAAAAAAATTTTAGGTATTAGTGATCTAGAATATAAAGTTAGATTACTTCAAAGGCAAAATTACTGGAGAGATAAATACAAAGTATGAAAAAAGCAAAAGCAAAAATAAAAAAAGTAATTAAAGGTTTAAAAAAAGCATCTAAAACACACGCAGGACAGGCTAAATCTTTACAGAGTGCAA